TGTTATTTTATTCTATAGAATACTTTTCTGGAGCACATCATGAACGAACTCGATTCAAACCCTGCATCATTTAGTATGAACAACTCAGCTTCACCTATACTGCTAATGCTAGATTCCCACCTTCCTAAGACATATAACTCCCCCTCTGTTAAATCTAATCCACCACATAAATTCTTTGTTACCAAAACATGAGTTGCTAAACCTAAGTCCTCTGTCGGCTCTAAGTCAGCAAGTTGATGACTTGACATGTGACCATCCCTCTCTGTTTCATATTTTCATTATATTTATTTGTTTAATATAAGTCAACAGTTTTATTTCATTATTTTCATTTATATATAGTAAAGTATTTTGAAGTATAAAAAAGGAGGTTCTTACGCCTCCAATTAGATAAAAACTATATTTTACTCAGACTGGTACCTTGTATTTTTCTTCATTCATTAATGTTATAAAAAAATCTAACCCTTTATCTATTGGCGCATCTTTTTCTTCAAGTACGTCTCTATTTTTGTGTGCCAATATACAAAAAACGTTATCCCTTATAACAAATTTACTTGCTTCCTCTTTGATATCTTTAGCGCTTATATTGTTGTCGAAGGCTAAGATTATTTCTACTCCTAAGCGCTCAAGCTTCAGCACCTGTGTTTTACTTAACTCATGTCCACCTACACTCACAGAATGCTTAATACCATAGCTCCATGCCTTCTGGACGCTCTTCTCAGCTTCCCATACAATTACTTTGCCAGCCTTTTTGATGTGATTATAAGTCTTATCTAAACCATATAGGATTTGACTCTTTGGAGTGGGCACAGGAAACCAATATTTAGATGTTTTCAATTTTTTATAATCAAGTGTAGTTCTTCCTTTTACTCCAACTAGCGCTCCCAGTTCATCTCTGATCGGTATTGTTATACAGTTATCCCTAAGAGAATATCCAACTTCAAATAATCTCTGTGAATCACAATCTATTCCTTCATCAAGAAATAGTTTATTAGGGAAAGATATGTACGAATTCAGAATAGATTCATCTACTTTTCTTAGTGGTACTTCATCGTAGACTTCGGTCTTTGGCTCTATTAAATCTAGAAACTGAAGGCATGGATCTATTTCTTCTTTTGTATGTTTGTAGTCAGCGTAGTAGCTATACCCACAAACCTCACAAATATAATACATAGCCTTTGAAAATGAGATATCTTTATAATGTTGAACAAGTGTTATGATGTCAGGATGTCCGCTACCCAGCTTTGGAAGCGGATTTGTGTAGCAGTTTACAAGTAAAGTGTCAGTGAAAACCTGAAGGCTAGAAGGATTATCTCCTCCTGGCCTTGTCGATCTTATTTCCCCATAGCTAGACATCCTATCATTAATATGACAACCGAGAGATGTTAAAATATCTGCAACTTTATTGTCTCTTATTATGTTTTCTTTTAAAGTTTGAGCATCAATTTTATATCACCTCTCAAGTCATTCTTCTTTGTTAAGTGCCTTTTTCAAATCCTTAACTTGTTTTTCTGTTTTAAGCTTTTTGCTTTCTTTCTTGAGTTGCTTTAATTCCTTCTCGTTTTCAGAAGGAACAAGATATCCTCTCTCAATCCATATATTTTTACCTTTATCAACTTCAAAACATAAAATATCCTTGTCTTTACCTCCACGGTTTTTATCAATAACAACCATATAATAGTTTGTATGTATATCTAATTGAGTTGTAGATTCTCCAACAAACGGGTCATTAGGATTGTATATAACAAACTTATCGTATTGATCTCTAGGTATTGGTTTAGCCATCATTAGCGCATCAGCTACGTGCTTAATATGTTTGCCGTTTGCAATAGCCTGACTCGTAAGCATATCATTGAATAAACTATCATCTGTTAACTGAAAAGTTGACCACACTGGAATATCCTCAGTACTGGCTACTTCCTTAAGCATATCGGCAGTCTTAACGAATGTCATCCAATCATGATCGGGTGCTTTCATTGTGTCATAAATGATCAGTTGACAGCCTCTAAGCTTGTGGCGCTTAATCTGTCTTTTCAATGTGTTTTCGTCATATTTATTTAACTCTAAGAAATAAATCTTACTATTTTCTTTTATGTATCGAGCTGCATCCTTAACAATTCCTTCTTCGTCTTCAGTTAGGGTTCCTGTTACAATTTTCGTTTCATCAATACCATCTATGCCTTTTCGCTTCATTTGGACGTCGAATCCAAATTCAGGGTTATTTAGGACGCTACTAATCTGCATCCCCAACCATTCATTTTCATCTTGTTCGTTCACAAGCACCAGTACAGGGATTTTCAGCTTGATTCCAAGATAACATGCTATTTTACTTGTAGTACGACTCTTGCCACATCCACTATGCATCCCAAAAAGGTTGAATTTCTTACCCCTAAGTCCGCGCAATAGAGAATTAATTATCTCAAATGGAATTGGTATCCCTATGTCTGGAGTTAACTTCCACTCTTCAATCTTTTCAGGCATATTGTGTCCTAAAATAACACTGTCTTCAACTCCACCAATTACTGTACCAATAGTATTGATCTGGTACTCCATTCCTTTTATGATATCTTCGGTTCCAATCTTATCGAAATCTTTTCTATCCATTAATTTTTGAACCGGGAAACCTTTTCGTTCAAATTCTCTAAGCAGAGAAAACTTTTTAAGCTTCTCATAATAGCCGGGGAAATCATCTAAATCAACTATTCTTGTAATTCTATCTATGTATGAGTAGCCCTTCAGATAATCATACTTCTTTTTTCGCTCATCATTTGAATTCATATATATGTTTATTTTTACTTCATTTATTTCTGTTCCTGCATGTTGACTATATAAATCAAGTAATGAATCGTACATAAACCTAGCCGATGGCTGATTAAAATCATATTTAGATTTAATTACTTCGCTATAATCTAAAAGTAAATCAGGATTTAAATAAAAGCTTCCCACCACTAACGTTTCAGTTGAAATGTCTTCGATTGTAGATGTTACGTCAGAAATGTTATCGCCCTCCTCAGTCAAACAGTGTTGTAACGTCAATCTGGTCAGACTCATCATTTGATGCTACTTTGTTAATTTGGATCTGGTTAATCCTCTCACGGACATTACTCATTGATTCTACGTGCTTACTTAATGCCTCAGACTCAACTTGATTTCGCTTAGTTTGTCTATTCGCCCTAATGGAGTTCTCAATATTGTTTTTTACTATTGCAAAACAATATTTCAGCTCAGCCATTATGGTTTTGAATTCTTTATTTCCTCTGGCCCATTCTATTTTTTCAGAACAGTAATTATATGTATCTTTAATAACTTTATACGTTACTCCTTGCTTATACTTCCTATCTAACTTACCAAACAACACAGAATCATTTCTTAGATCTTGAATGAACGGATAAAAAGATTTGGGCATAGATTGTCTGCTTTGTAGTTTATGTATCTTAACTATAGTGTCCGTCAGCGAGTCTAATTCCTCTTGTTCTTTTTGTTTAAAAACTCTTTCTCTCTTCCATTTCTCATGACAGTATTCCTTATGATAATGCCGTTTATCTGTTTCCCTAACCATATCTTCCTTTGTTCCATACTGTCCACATACTGGACACTTCAATAATCTTGGCAGATTTATCACCTCCTTTAAATCACAAATTTATCGAACACGGGTAGCCTCAACATATTATTCTTTGTAAATCCTCTGTGTTTAACAATACATTTAATAGTAGGCTGAAGATACACCATCTCATTCGTCTCTTTAGTTTTGAGCTGTTGAAACACCTTAAATCCTGCCTGTCTCTCTGTTTTTCCCACTCCTAGTTCCATTACCCCTAATACATGCTTTCCATCTGACAGTAGCCATCCGAAATCTTCTTTTCTATAGCCAACAATAAAGAATTCATCGATTTCATAAGCAATTATTTTTCTCCATGCGGAAGACCTTTTACCTATTTCATATTTAGAGCCAATCAATTTTTGAACGGTTCCTTCTAGTCCTTGCTGCTTCACCAAATCAAAATACTCGATACCTCTACCAACAAGAAACTTAGATTTTGTATAGTAAGTATTTTCAATGAATGATTCATCAAGCAACTCCTTACGTTCGAGCAAAGACAGCTTAGTTATATCTTTATTTTTATATTTAATGACATCAAACGCACATGCAGTAACTTTATGTTTACTTTTATTTGATTTAAATCTCTCCATTACTGCCGCAAAATCGGGCTTACCATCGAAATCAGATACGATCAGTTCACAATCAATCACACTACCAACAGGAATAGATAACGAATCAATCAATTCAGGGAAGTTTGCCGTTATTTCGTTATTGTGTCGCGTATACAATCTAGGTCGATCAATATTACTAACAATCAATCTTATTCCATCTAATTTTAATTCTGTTATAAAATTATCATCGTTAAATGGTTTATTGTCCTTTGCGTACTCTAGAAGCATTGGAGATACAAACATATTCATCACCATTTAACAGTATATCAAATGAGTATATACTATTTCTGCGGTAAGTTATGTATATCGCTTAAAATGAAGATTTTACTTAATAATCCAAAGCAGTTCATTATTTAGTTCGTTGTCACTCGGATCAATATAAAATTCCGATTCATAGTCTAATTCGGGCAACATCCAAACCAATTCAGTTTTCGAGTTAAATGATATGTGCGCTTTGTACCCAACATGATTAACAACATAAGCCAACTGGTTAATTTTTAATGTTTTGACTATCTCATTGGTTTCATAGACTTTCTCATTTCCATTAAGAGGACACCATTGACCTTCCTTATAATACTTGTATCCATACACATTGTATTTTCTACTCAAACGATTAAACTCTTCTCTTTCTCTCTTTTCGCGTTCTAGGTTCCACTCATTTTGTCTCTTCAATGACTTTTCTTTCTTCAGTTTGTTATATTCATCAATGTCAAATCCAGCATGTTTAGCAAGACTATTACGCACATATCTATTATCTTCTTTTTTTATGTATTCAAGTGCTCTAAACTCTGGAAAGACTCTAATATTACCTTCTCCCTCGTCTTCATCAATCTCTCTGTTCATAATGATCACCTCATTATCAGTTGTTGCAATGGTGATTGCCTCAGCAAATTGCGCTGCATGAACAAAAGAAATTGTTTTACCAGTTAAATCTTCATAATTAGTTAATATCCTCATTGGCTTCCTCCTCTTCATCAATAAGCTCAAAACGTTTGACACCGTTATCCGTATATCCAAAGAACATATCTACTGGTCTAGCCCAGATGTTATTATTTTTATCCTTGTAGATCACCAAACCATCCATTGTTTCAGTATGTGTAGCCATACTAACAACTGTGTAGTAATTTCCTTTGTAATGTTTGTATTTGGCTCCCTTGGTTACTTCGTACACCATTTTATTTCCTCCACTATTTATTTTGGTAAAATTGAACTTTTACTCAAAAAGGAATTTTGCTTATTAATTGCCCATCCATTCTTCATACTCTTCTTTTGGCACTTCGCGAACAACAAAGCATTTTTTTGCGTGAACTTTATAGTCTTCTTTAAAACTAAAGTCTTCATATGGGATAATAACTTCAATCAATACGCCTTGATACGCATAATTAGATTCTTCTATTTCCGAACGCTCATTAAAATACAAATATTCATTATCTGGAGTTGCCATTTGAGCAATTTTATATTCAAATTTCTTGTCCCAGTGACTAAAATAACGATCATCCCGTTTGTCAACAAACTTATAAAACTTACGAGATTCTATGTATTGTTTACCATCAAATTCTTCGACTTCTTCTAATTCTCTGCTGAACTTTTTGAGCACTCCTTTTGCAGAAAGCTTATATGTATAACCATTGATTCTTGTGATTTTGGGCGTTTCTTTTTCAATTAACTCAATAATATCATCTACGCTATTAAAGCTTATTTCTTCAGGTTTTTTGAAATATTCTTCACTTTGCGACAAGTCCGCAATTTTATCAATCACAATAGAAAGACTAAACTCTTCTCCTTCATCCAAACTAATCAGTTTATCGTAATTGATCCCGTACATTCCACCTAAATGCTCTTTTAATTTCTCGATACTGTCAATTTCTAAGTCCATACAGCGTAAAGCGATCCGTAAGAATTCAGGTTTCGAAATGTAATATCCTTTGTCTTTATATTTTTGAACTCTCAACAGCGATACAATTGGGAAAGCTGTGTTCTTATTAAATCTAAGCTGTCTTTGCGCATTATGCTTTAGGAAATCATTATGTAGGATAAATTCTTCTGTTTTAAAATCATATACTCCCATGCAGATCGTAAAGTCAAAACTGTCAAATATCTGTTCAGCATTCTCGAAGTACTTAAAATGAATTAATTGGACTTCTTTATCGTCCACTTTTACCAGTAACGCTTTTTTAGTCAATGCATGAACCCAATCACCGCTGTCTTCATAAATCTTCTCCACTAATTCAGCCAACGAGGCTTCACTACGGAAATACAAATCGATATCATTAATTGGATTGCCACTAAACAAACTTGTTATAGTTCCTCCTGCAACAAACACCTCATGTTCCTTTAGTGTATTTACAAGATGGCTACCTAAGATATCGTACAGCTTATTCTTTTCAAAAATATGATTCATTCAATATCTCCTCTATGTATTTGATTTATCTTACATATTAATATTAACACATTTCATTATTTTTGTATATTTAATCTTATTTGATTTCACCATAAATTTCTTAGGTCGTTTAGTGTATACGTATCAATATATCACCACCCTTCATTTATAAAATCAACCTTTTACTATTCTTGTTCTTTTACTTCTTTTGGTTCTTCATTTGTTTCCTTTTGTTCATTCTGATTTCTTTGATTAGATTTCGATTTAATCCATTCAAAAAACTGTCGTGACTGCCCCATAGTGCAACACTCTAAAAACTGTTCTGGAGTTATTGCCAACGTTTCATTTAAATACTCTTCTAGCTCATCGATAGAGGCATAAAAATAAAATTCACTGTATTGATTACTGGTAAGCAGCTTAATCTTATACTCTTGTTCGCTCATTGATGTAGTCTCCTTGTTGTCCTATAAAATTGCATTAGTTCATTTAGTCTGTATCAAAGTAAACTTTTATCTCAACTTTCTATGCAGCTCAACATCTAATGCACCAACTACCTCGTCTTCTATTTCATATTTCTTTGGTAGTAAGTCCTTTGGTGACCAATTGGAGTATACATATCTCAATTGGTCTTCAGCTAACGAATACATTTTCCACCCACACCTCTCCATCTTTGATGTTGCTCCATAATTGATTTGTAGGATTACGGGGAAAACTTCTATACCTGTTTCCTCTTTAATTTTTACAGTCAGTTTATACGAGTTCTTAGTAATCATATCCTTATTTTTCTTTGACATGTTTTGATTAACTAACAACTGCATGATAGATTCCCAACGTTCATTGTCAAACTCTTTTCCAATCAAATCCCAAAGTTCATTATCCTTCTCGTAATGCCAACGCCATGTTTCTGACTTGAGTTTCTTGAACAAATGATAGTGTTGCATGTCTCACCTCTGTTATGGTAAAAGAAAGATTTCATTGTGTTACAATTTTCGGTCGTATGCTCCTACTACAGTCAACCCAGTAACTTGCACTAGATTATACTGATAGAAATCCCTTTTTTCATCAACCATATCATTAACAGAGTTAGCTGCTTCTTGAAGTAAATCATCAATTGTCATTTTTTCTTCTGAAGTAATGATTAAGTCACGAGTAATGTTTTCTTCTTTATCGTTATTTTTGACATGGAGATTTATTACTACTTCATAGTAATACCGTGTTTTGATAAAACTCTTTGTTGCCTTTTTATATTTCATCTAGCCAACCTCTTTTTCGTAGTGAAATGTACGCTTCATTAAGATAAATGATTTTCTAGTTTCTTCTTCCAATCAGAAATTATATCAAAAACAAATTTTGAAGTTTCTACAGACATTTTATTTACAACTTCATGTTTTTCTAAGAGTTTAAATACCTTATATGGAGCAATAGCATCAATTATTATTTTGTTCTCATATTTTGGTATATCATATTTTATATCATTGAAGACATCGTAAGCGAAACGGTTCTTAAAACTGAATACATTTGTCGAATTTAATTTATTCCCCCTTCCTCTCTCTTCAAATGCAGAAATAATCGAAGGATCTATTTTTTCAAGATTAGATTGAATCTCATCATATAAATAGATTAAAACTAACTCAGCAAACACTTTCTCTCGTTCTTCTTTTTTTAATTCTTCTTCATTTCTTTTAATCTCAAGTTGTTCCCTTTCATGGTTTAATTGCTTGATGGCTATATCAGTTTGCGATTTAGCAATTAGTAGAGCTATAAAAGCCGCAGCTATCCCTCCAGCATAACTACCAAAAAAACCGATCCATGTTTCATAGTCTCCTATTGCTATAGGATTTGGAATCCAAGCTAGCACATTGATGAGAATAGGAATCAATATAACAGCAGTCCAATATTTCAGTGGAATACCAAAAACCTCTTTATTCATTTCAGATCATCTCCAAGTCATTTACAATAAAACATTTGTTTGGTCAAATCTTAATCATATCTGTATACAGCAATCTCTGATTATTTAGTAGTTCAAAGTCATGATGAAAATGACCAAAATACCACTTCTTATATTCTACCTTCTGTTCTATATCATAAAAGTATGGATGCATCTCATCCAAATCCATGTGAATGCCACAACGCTGCGTTATATACTCTAATGCTGTAGTTGAACACGTGTGAGTCAGTATGTAGTCAACTTTCCAATCATGCTTTTTTAAATTCTTTGATCCTTCTTCATATTCCTCTTGGGATGGCATTTCACGACTCCACCATGACTTGCCTTCCTTGCGATACTCTTTGTCATGTGAAGCAGCTCCACCAAATGTAAAGAACTTATTACCTTCAATATCGAACACTTGTCCTCGCATCAAATGAATTACGCTGTCGTTAATCTTATGTACTTTCCCACCATTCCATTGGCTCACTGGATACTCCTCAAGCAAATCAAAGTTCTCATGATTGCCATCAATAAAGAGTGCTGTAAATGGTTTCGTCTTGTCTAACCACTTCAGCCAATACTGATCCTCTTTATCGCCATTCCACAGTAATCCAAAGTCTCCAACAATAATAACATAGTCTTTCTTGGTCATTTCTTTTTGTTGTGGGAAATTTCTAGTATTAAGACGCTTATTTACACTTATTGTTCCATGAATGTCTCCAGTCACATAGATCACTTATTGCGTTCATCCTTTCTTGTAAAAGTCATATTTTATTGAGCCTATCCAAATATTCTTTCTCAGTAATTACTTCATATTTGAAGCGCGTTCCGTAGACTTTTTGGTTGTGTGTAGCATTTCTATATCTTCTTTCAGCTTCTTGCACGTGTCCACTGAAAACTACTTCACCATCCTTCAATAAAACATACGTTTCCGATGGTTGTTCATATATCAAATCGCCAATCCTCCAATCTAAATAGAACTCACATTCAAAACTTCTGTGATATCATCACAACTAATATATGTGTTAAGACCATCTTCATCTTCTAATCCGATCTGCTGTAATTCAAAAGAATCAATATAAGAAACTTTACCTGCCACCACTTTACCATTAATCATTACTTCCGCGTATGTTTTATTCTTAATTAGCAGATATTCCTGATCCTTATTATAAAATACAACTGCAAAATTATGTTTCATGAAAACATCTCTCCAATTCAATAATATTAAAATAGACTCCTTATGGTTACACCACTAGAAGACTGTTGCCGCTAAACCCTTGCTTCTGATAAATCTCACATTTCATTAAAAATATGTCTGAAACGCTTCTTGTGCTTTCTTTGCTCCACTAAATGATGCACCAACCCTTAATGCTTCTTCAACAAACTCTTTAGTATCATCTTCACATGGCTCTCCTGTTGTATACAATCGCCAATGCACTAATTCATGTAACAAGACTTTAAGAACTTCATTCATTGATTGACTTTGGTTTGTTATAGGGCTGAATCGTATTATTAGTCCATTATGTAAAAAGCAAGCTGATTTTCGTTTCCATTCTCGATTGATAAGCTCAATCCTGCCATTGAAAGGTACTCCCCAGCATCTCATAGTAAAATAATGAGCATATCTTTCTAATTCCTCTAGACTGATATCTCCATTAAGGGAACCCGCGTTATATGGGATGGCTCCCTCTTTAAGCATTTGATTGTATATGCTGATTATTGTAATCTCTCCTTTCTTTTTTAAATTATCTTACAACTTAATAAAAAAAGACTCGTTTCATTTCCTGACTGTCAAAACACAATAGAGCAATCTTCGATATCATCCAAATCGATGACAGTATCTTTTGGATATTTATTAGATATGTATTCGGGGAAAGAACAATCGTTCGAATTTGAAGCAATCCAATTAGCGAATTCAATTTTAACCACTAATTTATCGATATCGCTGATCATCTCAACATTATCCCACTTATTGGTACTGTTCTTTATAATGAATCTCATCATAGCACCTCTCTCCTTTCTTTATATTTTGATGAAACTACTCTTCCACATCTATTTTCAACTTCATCATCTACTGACCTTTAAATGTCAAACTATTTTTATCAAACTGTCCATTGGAGTTACGAGTTTGTTCCCTATAAATGTATCCGTTCCTTTCTAATTCTTTGAGTATATTTGCAGTCGAATCTCTACTATTTTTACTAACAGTCCTTAATACACTTAAGTTGAATGTTGCTTTCTCAGACAATGAAAGCAAATAAGTATACATACCTTTTGCTTGCCAACTTACTGCATCATCTAAGAGATAATCCTTTTTTATTACTATGTATCCATTATCTAAATGTATAGCATTCATACATCTATTTCCTCCTTATGAAAGACTAATTTTACTTGTATTCGCTCCAAGTAAACCTTCTGCCCCTGCAATTCAATTCCTTTCTTAGCCATGTTTCAACATCTTTTTTTGAGTAAATACTTACGATATTCTGATTAACTAATTCTCCATCTTTAAAAATTTCATATTCAAACAAGTGTTCATTTACTGCTGGAGAATACCGTCTTGTCATTTTTATAGTATACTCAACATCATTAACCATCAATTCAGTCTTCCATTTATCCATAGTTGATTAGTTTCAAATCACTGAGATAATAATCTGTGATTGGCGTTCTCCCCTTTGTTATTTGAAGCCTCGCTGCCCCATTATGAATTGTTTTGACAATCCCTTCAGCATTTGTTACTTCTGCATATACCAATGAATCAATCATGATCTCTCTTCCCAAGCTGATCTCTCCTCGTATAAGTGTTATTTCATTTGCAGATGTCAATCCTCATCGTAAACAATATCATCTTCTGAGGTATCAACATCTCTACCATTCTTTCGTAAAAAGTCTTCTGTTTCTCTAATTCGTACTATAATAGCATCATTTTCATGTGGCTCTTGTCCCATTTGTTCCTTAATTCTAAAAAGCATGTACAGTTCACTCTCTGCCGAGTCCAGTTGGCCTTCTAGATATCCCTTTTCAAAGTCAGACTTTTTAGCCATACATGATTACATCTCCTTGTAAAATTATCTTTTCACTACTTTGTAATCGATTCAAAATAAGCTAGGGCACTTTCCGTGTTACATCTATCTTCATCTTCTAGTTCGCACTCAAGATAATGTTCTAAAGCACGTATTGCTTGGTGAACATATTCTCTTATCTCTTCATCGTCTTTTACCATCTTGTTGTCACCTACCTCTACATCATATTATACAACATTTTCCTATGTACGGCTCTATTTTCACTTATTATCTACATAAATAATATTATTATATTTGTTTATATAAGTCAAGCTGAATCAATCCAGCCTGACCAATTTACTCAAGTCAACATCCATGTAGGCTGCTATCCTTACTTCTACATCATTCCTGATTTTAGACCAAAGAAATCGCATAGTGTGAGTATATCCACGACATAGATACTCAGTCACCAAATCTTTGTCTGACCTAACCCCATCAAACACCTTTATTCCACGCTGTCTCATTTTTTGACGGACAACTTTCAAATCCGTCAACACTCTACTTTGCAAGCTCTCTAGATATAAAATAAACAGTTCCTTCATTTTTAGGTCATACTTCTTGATCTTGTTTATGTTAAGCTCCAGCACATCCAACACATAAGGTAGCTGTATAAAATCAATTACAAGCTGAGTGTCTTCATTAGATGTTAGACGATTACTCATAGCTGCACACACTCCTAGAACGTTTGTTCTTATAGTGTACAACTAACTAAATAACTATTCAATAGTATCGTATCTAAACATATTCCCATCTGCCTCAATAAGAACTCTTTGTCCAAAATATTCGCCATCTATGTATAATTCAAATTTATTACCCTTGTATTCAACTAAGAGTGCATTCGAAGGGATGTTTCCATAGTTCCTTGTGAACTCCTCTCCAGTGGGTAACTCAAACCGAACAACAATTAGATTGTTCATTTGATTTGTTTTGAGATAAATTCGAAAAACATTGTCTGTTTTGAGTGGAAACTGATACTGTACATTAGTCTTCTGTTTTGCCATTAAGTACTCTCCTATCTTGGTAAAACGATGCTTTTACTTAGACTTGATTTCTGATAGTTGCTGTATAAAACCTTCATATTGACTGATTGATTCAAGTGAAATATCAACATTGTATGTTTTGCCCTTCTCGGCTTTAAATGTAGTGTCTGAACTAACAATATAGCCATTTTTTTGTCCTTCTTTATCTGTAAATACCATGATATCTCCCTTGCTCGTTCTGATCGTTTCAATATACTCCTGATCGTAATACGTCTTATGACTTTTTTCACACCCCATTAGAATTAGAACTAATGAAATAGCAATAATAATTTTAAATTTCAATTGAAATACTCTCCTTTAATTCGATTAAAGCTTTCTTATATTTCTTTATTCGTTCATAGTCATTCTTTGTTGGCTGCTCAATTCTACTCAAATCCATGTTATCTTCAATATCTGCAATTTTGACCGTTCGGGCTAATTCATTTTGTTTACAGCGACGAATGAAGTCCATATATGATTCGTCTTTCTTTCTTGTAATTGCCTTAAGTGCTTCAATTACTTCGTCACTAAATTCGCTCTCCTCAGCATCATGAATCGAAAAGGAAGTATCTTCCAAAACGTCATGTAGCACAGCCACAATCATAGATGAATGATCTTTCATTTTCATCATTACTCTAAGGGGATGAAGAATGTATGGATTTCCTCCCTTATCAAGTTGTCCTGTGTGTAGATTAGCAGCAATACTAATCACTTTAGACAGCTCATTGCTGAGAACTGCATTATACAAATAATTATCCAACTGCATGTCATCACTTCTCCTTAATCTTCACATATCAAGCTAATACTCTCTCATACTTAACCGTTCTCACTACAATTCATCGTAAAAGCCCAATTTTATTTAAACTCAATCTCATAATAATCAGGGCAGGCTGTTTTACTTACCCATGTGTACCCGCCTTCAGAGTTAGATTTAAATTCATACAGTCTTCCATCTGCACCAATTCCAAACTTGTGACTTTCTGTCTCAGTCAAAAATCTTCCTTCAAAGTGATCCCAAATTTTATATCTCATTTTCTCCCCCTACCCATTGAATCCATACAATATGTCTAATTCAAAATTATTTTGTGGCCTTAGAGTATAGAGTGTCTTCCCCACTTTTCTTGCATATCTACAGCAGTTACCAGTACCACCCTTCGTACCATCCCAAGCAGCAACAACAATTCGTGATTTATCTACCATACATTCATTTCGCTTCTGCATTTTCGCCACATGATATTCACCAATAGACACACCTTCTACTCCATATAGCGGTAGCTCGTCTACATAAACAACTTCATCTGCCGTATCAAGCATCTTCTTGTACCACACTTGGATTTCTTTATCCAACCACTTTATTGCCTGATTTTTAAATGGTACAACAACAATATTTATGATGTTGGGGTAGTGTTTCTTTTTGATTCTTTGAACTGTCCAAAAGGCTATTTGGTCGAACCCAATTGCTCCACCAGATATAAAGCGCTTAATTCCTTCATTTTCAATTAGATCGACCAACACAGGTTCAAGCTTTCTGCTTATGTATTTTGATTGTTCATCGGTGAGACTATAACAATTATTCATTTTGTTTGGGCGATGCCCTGTGAAGCAAACCGTTTTCCTTTCTAATTCAATTTCTATATGTTCTTGTTCTTTTCGCTCTCTTTGCTTCTGCTGATATTCAGGTGATTTATATTTGGAGAAATTGAATGACAATTACGAATCCTCCCCTAATTATTTTGTTTTATTAAATCTCCATGTTCAAAAACATTTCCAACTTTTAATCCCAATGAAATACAAGATCCTTTTAGATGTTCTTCCGCACCCGGATCGTCAAGATGTTTATAATCAGCTAAGTAAAAACCCGTTTCTTTATTGTCCCATTCTACGACATAGAGCCAGTCCTCATATTGGATAATATCCTTATGGTAGATCTTTTGTTTTTCAGTAACATCATACAGCCCCGTGAAAGCTCTGAAAATGTATTGACCGTAATGCCCATATCCATCGGCATCATGAACCCCACTTTCCTCGAACCAGTACAAATCCTCTATGGTTTCCATTTCTTTATGACGTGTATCATAAGCCTGATACTCTAGATACATATATATCCCCCCTGTAAAATGTTCATTTCATCAGGAATGCTCAATTCGTAAATTATGCCGATAGAACTTCACCATATGAGGTTTCATCGGAATTATATTGCTTTTCTTACATTGCAAATAATAATCATTATTTAATGATTCGTCGTTTAAAAATATGACTCCTACAATAGTCACACCATCCATTGTTATGTCATCAATTACTTTTACTAGCCCAATTTTTTGCAGATATTTCTTATGTGATTCGGGACATTCTTTAATATTATCAATCACTACTCTATTATTTAATTCCATAATCAATTGTCCTTTTCTCTTGATCAAATATGTAATTCATCAACTTACAATCTTCTACCACACACAGGACAGAAATATATTTTCACTCCATACAATGAACGAAGTTCGCTTCCACCAATAACACTATCCTCCAGATAATTGCAGCTATTAATGAAAACTGAATAGTCTGCACTGTGATTTCTCATTAATGGCTTTCTGTCTGCCAATGGCCTACCACTACAATATGGGCAAGTGTCAATATCCACTTTGGCACCACCTTTGCATAAATTTATCACGACTCCCGAAGCACAACTCTATTATTTTCCCAATGTTCCATTCTGGCTCTACCGTATTCCATCTCATTCAAATTGTTCATAACATTTAAGGCTTCTTCGTAATTTGAAGTTGCGGAAAATACAATTCCGCTTCTCCCTTGTACTACATAAATACTTTGTTCATTTTTCTGCTTCATTTTTCTTCTCCTTTTCAATCCACTCAAGTTTATTGGTGTCCCAATTATCCCTTTTATGTTTTAGACCCATCTTAGCAATGATATATGAATAGAAAGGTTTGTATCCATAATTATCAGTCCGAACATACTTGTGCATATATGGGAACGAATCGGACGGATGTTTATAGTAACTAGCACTCAAAAAGTATCTTTCTCCAAACCTATCACCACCTAGAACACGAACACAGAGATCTACATATTTGTCCTCTCTTTGTGGAATCCATACATGGTGGTGCAAGTGGAAACTTCCATCTGAGTCCAAATTCATTTTTTCAAATCGATACAAACATTCGTCTTTTACTTCATATGTATAACGCTCAACTTCTCGATAAAAACTAAATCCATTTGGGACTTCATAATTAACTCCATTGATGTTTACAACTTTTAGTTCGGCACTCAGCCTACGTTCTTCATCATCAATTTTCCTTTTTAATCTTCTTAATTCTTCGCTAATGCTCAACTTTGCCGTTCTAGACAATACAGTCTTATAATCCAGTTTCACTTGTTCATATTCTGTTTTCATTAAATCTAATTCCATTCAGTACCCCCATTTTTAAGGAAATTTTATTTAATATTCTCTTTCAAATCCTCTACATTCTTTTATTTCATACTCATCCTCAAAGAATTCTTGAATAGCTTCATCTGAATTACTGCAAGTCTCAATACATTCATATTCATCCTGTTGGACTGTATCTCCGCATTCATGCCAGAAATGTGTACATTTCAAACAAATACTGCTTGTGTTTACTTTCACTCTATAGCCCCCCAAGTTATTTTCTGTTTTCTCAGACTCTTTTCATTTTTCCTTGCCTACAATGTTTGCATGATATTTTTTTAAATTCTTTATTAGTTGAGAGAATACTATTGCAACTTAAACAAACATAACTGTAGGGCTTGTTCTGCTTTTTAATGACATCTATTCTTCTTTTAAGCTCATCATTTTTTCTCTTTTGTCTGTCTTCTTCATCCAATACACATAGACGACCATTACTTCTTGAATAATAGAAACTAAATTTCTTTGTGTCGCTGAATGCTTCTTCTGGTTTGAAAGTCACCATATTATGAGGAATATGAATTCCATTTTCCAAAACAGATGTTGGTTCAATATCAATTACTCTTGCTAAT